CGGCCCGCGATTCGCGGTTGGAGCGCTACATCAATGTGGCGTCCGACCTTTTCTCGCAGATGGTGGGGCGTGATCTGCACTACCGCGAGGACGTGGCGGAGAAAGTCGCGTCTGGCGGGGATGTGCGTCTGGTTGTGTACGAGGCGACGCCGATCGACAGCATTACCTCAATCGTGATTGACGACGGTGTGACGTCGAGCACCGTGGACTCTGATGACTACCGCATTGAAGACGCGGACGCAGGTCTAATCGAGCAAATTGACGGCACGTGGGAAGACACCGAGGTCTACGCGTGGAATATCGAGCGCGAGACCAAAGGGCGTCAGCTTGCTCACTACACCGTCACGTATGACGGCGGTTGGGTGACGCAAGAGCAGGACGACAACGACGGAACACTGACCCGCGATCTGCCATACGACATTGAACAAGCCGTGATTGACTACGTGGTCATGAAGGATGCGAGGCGGGGGCGCGACACCGCAGTGAAAAGCATGAGTAACCTCAGCGCGTCCGTGGCGTACATGGACCAAGAGGTACCACCATCATTTGTGAACGCCGTCCGTCGATACAAAATACTGGAGGTGCTGTAATGGCTGGTCCGTGGACAAGCACCATGACGGATACCGTCACCATTGCATCGGTCAGCGGTGTTAATACAGACGGGTCCAAGCAATACGGCACACAGGCCGAGATCAAGGCTCGCGTCGAGTCCGTACGTCAACGCACTTACGGTGCGGACGGGACGAGCGCGACGGCTGTTGACAGGATCAGCACGCACACGGAAATCAAAGAGGACGACCTTATCTGGCTGCCGGGCGCGGATACATCAAGCCGAGACGAAGCCCACACGCCTAGCGACATCGCCAAGTCTAAATCACTTGTGGGTGGCAGTACGCTATGGGAGGTCACGCTATGACAGACGGCTTCTCACTAGACGGCATCGAAGAAGCACTCGATGGCCTTGATGATATTGAAGATGGCATTGACAAGGCGGCTGCCGCAGCACTGTGGCAGGGTGCACAGGAGGTACACCGAGACGCCGCCACAATTACGCCTGTGCAGTTCGGCCACCTGAAGGATAGCTATGTTGTAGACAAGCCCAAAATCCGCGGAAACAGGCTCCGCGTGCTAGTCGGGTATTCTGCAAACTATGCGCTTTGGGTGCATGAACGCACCGAACTCAATCACAAGGTCGGAGATGCGAAGTTCCTCACTCGCGCGATTGACCAGCAAATGGGCGACTTCGCAAACAAACTGGCAAAGCGCACTGCCAAGAATATCAAGGCAAAAAAGTTCATCTTGCCAGGGCGCGACGCTGGGCCTGACTACGACGGGGGAGTGAGTTAATGGGCACAGACCACGCCAGCACCGTACGTAGCCGCCTGATTTCGCAAGTGGCTGACCTAAGCGCGAGCAACTGCTTTACCGGGTTGCTACGCGATCATGACCAGGTGCCCGACAAGGCGGTCTTTGTGGCGTCTTCTGGCGGGCCGGAAGCAGACCACCTGTTCGGTCCGAGCAGCGACGTCAAAAGCGCGCGTGTGCAGATACGCGTACGCGGGACAAGAGGCGACAGAGATACCACGTACGCACTCGCGGACAGTTGTTACGACGCGGTGAATCGATGGCGTCCATCGGGCTATATCTCAGTCACGTGTGACCAGTCTGCACCCTTGCCCATCGGGCAGGATGATAACGAACGGTATGATTACAGCATCAACCTAACACTTCGCATCTGCGAATAAAGGAGACCATGTCATGGCTAAGAATCCAGGATTTGACGGAAAGATCGAGATTGACGAGAGCCAGAGCGGCTCATTTATCGAGCTGACCAACGTGTCGTCGCTCGACTTTGAGCCAATGCGCGCACTGCTAGACGCGTCTGACTTTGCGGACGAAGGCGAAGCCCGTATCGGCGGGCGCACCGACTTTACAGCGACCGCCACGCTGTACACTGATTTCGCGAACGAGACATCCCACACGGATATACTTGACGCGATTCTCAACGACACGCTTGTGGACGTGAAGATCACGCCGGATCGAAACGGCACGTTCAACTTCACGGCGACGTGCAGGGTATCCACGGTCGGTGGCTCCATTGCGGGCGGGTCCACACAAAGCGCCACGGTGGAGTTTAGCAACGCGGACGGTAACAAGTGGGCTTACTCCACGTCTTAATTTGAGGCCATGTTATGGCAAAGCAACCAGGATACGCGGCAAGCGTGCTACTCACAGGCGCTGCTGTCACGATGACGGGCGAGTCCATGTCCGTTGTATCGGGCACCGCCTACGAGATCGACGACGCTACAAAAGACATCTTCGACCCTGACACAGCGATGGTGGTGGAGGCGTCTGAGGACAGCGGGAGCACGTACGCGACGCTCGGCACAGACGAGTACGATATCAAGTTCCTCTTGGGGCGTATTGATATCAACAACTACACGTCCGGCAGCGGCAACACGGCCAACATCACCAACGTGCGGATTGACGGTGCGTATCTGCCGAGATTCACCCTTGCAAATGCCCGCTCTGTCGACTTTGAGCCTACACGGGCAATGGCTGACGCGAGCGTATTTCGTGACGAGGGTGAGCGGCGTGTAGGATTGCGCCTCGATTTCTCGTCAACCATTGAATCCCTCGCGCAGGGTCAAGTTCCGCTGGACGGCTCGGGCGGCACGGAAGACAGCATTTTGGACTTGGTGCTGAGCGCAACGCGTACCGTGCTACAGGTCACGCCCACGGGCACCGCGTCTGATTTCGTGCTGCGATCATTTGTAAAGATTGAGTCAGACGGAATCAGCGTTCCGGGTGATGACCTTGTGTCGGCATCTATCAGTATGCAGGGCGCACTGCCGGATAGCGCAACAAGCAACCAGACGGTCAACCTTTTCAACTACAAGTGAGGATGAGATGAGTGACAAAGTTAGCCACCTGCTAGACCGACCTGAGAACAAGCTCAAGCGCGAGACCATTAAGGTAGACGGCGAAGAGTACGAGGTCCGAGCGCTGTCCAAGGCGCAGATGCAAGACATGTACGACGAAGCCGAGAAAGCAGGCGACGACGTGCTGACCAAAGCGCGCGCGCTTATGTGGTGCGTATACGACCCCGATGAGAGCGATCGTGTATTCAGTGCTGCCAATATTGAGGCACTTGAAAACTTGCCAGCCCATGACGAGCCCGAGTGGTACAGCACGCTTTGGGGTAAAGTGTGTGACTTGAACGGTTTTTTGTAACCCGCCTCGACGATGACGGCGATGTTATCCCGTATTCGGAGCACGTCGTCGAGGAACTAAAAAGCGACCCGCAGCGACTGGAACTTTGGGAGGCTGCACGACTCATGAAATGGCAATACTTTCCAGACGAGATAAAGCAATGGTCGACAGAAAGATACGCGGAGTTCTGGGCATATCAGCGCATACTTTCCGAGCGCTACGAGGGTGACAGCGATTCTATGTTTAGCTTTGTAACGCCCATTCTAAGGCACCTGTGAGCCATGAGTGTAAACCTTGAGACAATCAAAGCCACCTTCACAGCAGACACAAGCGGGCTCAAGCGAGGCGTGCGTGTGGCAAAGGGGGAGATGAAGGGGGCGCAGGTCTCAGCAAAGGGGCTTGTCGGCGCATTTGGCGCGGTGGCGGCTGGGGCGGCCGCTCTCGGGTCGGCTGCTGTGGTGGCGGGCAAAAAGCTCGCTGACTTTACCAAGTGGGTAGCCGAGACGGGCGACGAAGCCGCAAAGACTTCGCAGGTGATCGGCACAACGATCGAGGAGTACCAGCAACTCAAGTTCGTTACCGACCTCGCGGGCGTTTCTAATTCCGAAATGCAGACCGGATTCAGGCGATTGAGTCGGGCAGCTGAAGAGGCGCGCAAAGGTGTCGCTGAGTACGGCGAAGTGTTTGGCCAACTCGGCATCAAGGTCACGGATAGCAACGGCAAACTCAAAAGCTCGTTCCAGCTGACGAAAGAAATTAGCGCTGCGTTTGGCGATCTAGAATCAGAAACGCAAAAGGTCGCACTTGCGCAAGACCTCTTCGGGCGCTCCGGCGCTAAACTTATCCCGATGCTCAACCAGGGCGCGGACGCGATTCAGCGGCAGGCGGAAGAGGCCAACAAGTTGGGCCTCGTCATGTCTGACAAAGCAGCCAAACAAAGCGAGGTTTTTAACGATACGCTCTTGAGGATGGAGAGCGTCTTTAAGGGGCTTGCCTTGCAACTCGGTTCGGAGTTGCTTCCGCTCGTGCCTGATTTCGTGGAGATTATCGCGAATGGGGTGCGAGGCGTCGCAATGCTAAGTGACGCTATCGGCCTATCCACCATCGGTTTCAAGATGATGACGGGAGGCATCAGCATCACTGTGGACGCCCTTGAGTTGGGCGTTGAGGCGTTCAAGGCGCTCGGTCTTGCCGCGGCCGGAAATGTGGAGGAAGCTCGTAAGACCATGAATAAGGCGCAAGCCGAGTTTGCCGAAGGCGCGCGCGATGTCAAAAAGGAGCTTGATGCAGAAGTCGAACGCATGGATAGGTTTCGCAAAAAGTCCTTTGAGGTGGCTAGCGGGCTTGATTCCATTGCAGCCAATGCGCGCAGGGCAATGGATGATATTGCCAACATGGGGGATGAGGCCGAGCGCGTCAGTCAGTTTGAGGTCGTCGGCGGTCTACTTGGTGAAGCAGGCGTAACGCGTCGTGATGAGCATCGACTTAAGTCCGGATTTGCTGCGTTTGAAAAAAGACAAAAGGAGAAGGACGACGAACCTGAACCAAAGAAGAGAGATGCGACGCCGATCGGACCCGGTGGGTTTCTCGGTGCATTTGGCGAGGGCGGCAGGCAGCGACGCTTTGAACAGCAAGAAGCCGATCGCGTCCGTCGCGAACTACGCCTACAAGAGCTTAATGAGCAGGGCAACAAGCTGGCGGAAGAGCGAGCGAAGAAAGAGCAGAAAGCCCTCGACCGCAGGCGTCGCATCAAAAACGCCGAAGACAGCTTTGCCGCTGCAGCCGAGCGCGCACGCAAGGCAAGACAACGACAGATTGAGCAAGAGCGCAAAGCACGCACGAAACTCATCAACGACGCCAAGGGCGTAACCAGCGAGATGACCGGACTCGCATCCACCATCGCAAAGGTGGGCGGTGCATCTGAGAAATCACAGCAAGCCATCGGCGGTGTGGGTGACTTGCTCGGGCAGGGGCTCGGCGTCGCTGGCAACATCGCGTCTGGCAATATTCTGGGCGCAGTAACTGGCGGCATCGGTCTTCTTAGTAGCGGCATCGGTCTGGCCGGTGACCTCTTCGGCATGGGTGGCGGTGGAGGCGGTGCGGGGCGTGACCGCATGTCAGTCGAAGAGTTCGGGCGCATTGCGGGTAAAGAGATTGCTGACCAACTCGAAGACCGCGACTTGCGACCAATCAATATCGACTTTAGCGCACGCGGTGACGTGACCAGCGAGCAATTCGTGAGCAGTATTTTTGACGCGCTTGCAGACGAGGCGCGCAACCGCTACGCGGGCAGGTAATGACGTGACACAGGGCA